ATCGTGTTGATGTTGTTGGAAATATATTCAAGCCTGTGACTCCAGAGAGGGCGAGGGTCATTGGGCAGAGTGGAGACAATTTTTATGTATTTGCAGGGTCTTATACTTTGACGGAAACTGGATCGAACGGTTACTCTGTAGACGGGACTTATTGGTATTTTGAAGCCGGTGCAATTTGGAATAAAGCAACTTCCGGACCAATGTTTGCAAATGGAGGTTTTTCTTTAGGTTGCAACGTTTACGGGCATGGTGAATTTAACGGGTCCGGGGCTTGTGGTGATATGTATTATAATCAAGTTTCTAGTTTAAACTGGATATTTGAAGGTAAATCAATCGAAGTGACAAGTCCAGCAAGTTGTTTTAGAGATCAATTAGCAACATTCCAAAGAGCCACTATTAATGTTACCGATAGAATTAGAAGCACAGGCTCTATCGCTATTTGGTATCAAGGCGACTATTTAACGGTAAATTGCCCATGGATTGACTCAACTGCTAACACCACGATATTACGTGCAGCAGGTGTTTACACTCAAATAAATACTCAAAGACTAACATCAACTGGAAGCTTCAACGCTTATCAAAGAACTAGTGGAGCATCAAAAGATGAGATCAACGCTGCATATGTTAGCAGAGTGAATTTATCAAGCGGTGGAAATTGTATTTTAAATGTTGCACGTGTTGATGTGTTAACAACTAGCGACAATTTATGTAAAGTTACCGGAGAGGCTGGAGCAATTACACACAACGGGGGAACTTTAGAGGTAGGAGCTTTTGAATCAATCACAAACACATCAGGAACAGGAAATTTCGAAGGGGTTTGGCTGAATAGAGCAGGAGATATTTCATTGGGGAGTGTTAATAATTGTGAGTATCATGTTTATCCTGAAAAAGAGGGGTTGGTTTATAACAGTGTACCAAAAGCAATATCAGTGACAGGATCAGGTTCAAAACTTTATTTACACGGATCGTTTGTTTGGAACAGGCTCACAATGGCTCAATCTGATGGAGAGATTCACATCATGGATCATTTTGAGAATAGTGATATCAATGGGAGTGCTGATATGATTACACATTTAGGTGGAAAATTCTTTGTACACGGAGCGATTGTTCAAAAAGAGGACAGTCCAAATTGTGCTTTCATAAACTCAGTTTCTGATGGGATTATTTTGATGAGTGGATCACGAATGATAGCTAACAATCAGGAGCAAAACTTGATCAGATTCAATTCAGCGATTGGAAATGTAAAAGTTTATGGAGAAGCTTTCACGAATTTAACAGGGTTTAATGCTGCTAAAAAACAGAAAACAGAGTACAGAGTTGTGACTGATAGTATTGCAACATCTTGCCAATTCAATGGAGAGACTTTCATTCCATCAGTTGATACTGCTGCAAACATGAGAGATGAAATCATTTCATTGATCAATGCAAGCGGAACAGCAACTGTGACAGCGTCGAATGGATCTCAGGCAGACACATTTGCTGTTGAGAATGATGTTGCAGGTACTGAGATAGTTGTCGGAACATTGACAAATGTCACTCAGTTTGACATTTTAAGGGAAAACACAAAAGGATTTAACTTGCTTTTGGGAGCAGTGACAGAGAGTGCAAACGTAACTGAATAAAATTATGAATTTAGAAAATATAATGTTTGATTTTGTAGGCTCTGAGGTTTGGAGTTTGTTTGAGAAAAAAAATTACAAAATCACAATGGTTGAAAATTTAACGGAGTTGAAAACTGAATTGGATCTCAGTGTGGGATTTGATGTTGCAACTGCTGTTGTGCAGTACACAGCAGATCAGTATGGAGCAGGAGCAGATCAGAGGATTGTTTGTCATGATACAGATGGCGCTCAGAACGGAAAACTGTTGTTGAGTGAGATCAGCTCATCATTGAACACTGAATTGACAGCAGCAAAAGCAAAAGTTGAAGAGGATATAAGTGCCTAAAATTTATAGCAATTTCAACAGTGGTTGATAATGAAAGGGATTTCTTTTGTACTCTTTAAATTTTAGATATTAAAAAAAAATATTCTTATGAACTTTGATCTTGATCAGCTAACAATGACAAAATTCAGACCTGTGTGGGACAAGATCACACTGGCCACCACCTCACTTGGTGGATTTATTGCAAGACAGATGTATGACCTGGACTTGAATGATGTGTACTTGATTCTGGCCATCTGTGTCCAGGCTTTCACGATTGTCAACATCTGTGTGTATTTGTTGCTAAACTATAGAAGGATACTGATCAATTTCAAGAGATTGTTTACTTTTAGAAAAAAGAAAAAAAAGAAGAAGAAAGATGTTCAGTGATCACCCTTTTCTGATTGACCGATGGGACTTGCTTGTTGTGTTTTTGGCTGTTATTTTGAGGCTGATGTTCAGCATGAAATACAAAGCCAGGGATCTCAAGAGGAGACAGATCGTTTTTGACATCAAGAAATATTTTGATGTCAAGCATATCATCCGATGGTCAGCACATTTCTTGACCGCTTTGGTTTTGGCTTTGTTTGTTCCAGAATTGTTCATCAAGTATCTTGGACCGAAGTACATTCCTGACTTCAAGGAATGGTCCTACGCTGGTGACTTTTTGATTGGGTTTTTTGGATATGAGATGATCAAGTACTTGGAGGACAAAAGTTTCTTCCTGGTGGAGAAGTATTTCGGATTTAATAAAAAGAATTAATATGGTAACAATACCAACTACGCCAGAACTATATCAGCGAATCAAGACGAACATTGAGGCTGAATTGAACATATCTGTCCCTCCAATTGGGAAGTTCTTTGTGAGGATCTTTGCTTTGGTTATGGCTGGAGCTTTGAAGTTGATATATCTTTCCATTGGTTTTGTGCAGAGAAATGTCTTTGTTGATACTGCAGATTCAGAAAGCCTGGGAGGAACATTGGAGAGGTTCGGTCGTGTTTACCTAGGAAGGAATCCAGATCCAGCCAGAGCTGGTGAATATGATCTCCAGGTGACTGGTCAGATCGGAGCTGTGATTCCACAATCAACAACATTTAAGTCTGATGACAGCAGCACATCTCCAGGATATTTGTTCATCCTGGATACAGCATACACTTTGACAGCAGCTACTGACACAATCAATGTCAGAGCCTTGACTCCAGGACTGGAAGCAAAGCTCCTGGTTGCAGATACATTGACAGCGACTCAGCCGATCACAAATGTGGATCAGTCTGCAGTGGTTACAGCTGAAACAGTTGAGCCGATTGCAGCTGAAACATTGGAGGATTATCGACAAAAAGCAATCCTCCAGGTGAGGCTTGAGCCACAAGGTGGAGCTGGGACTGATTACCGCCTTTGGAGCCTTGATGCTGCTGGTGTGAAGACATCATATCCATTCCGGAATTCTGGAGGGACAGCTGAGGTGAATGTATTTGTTGAGGCGACTATTGCAGACAGTGCTGACTCAAAAGGAACACCGACTCCCAGCATATTGGCTGAGGTGGAAGATGTGATTGAGTTCGATCCAGATCCAACACAACCACCTGAAGAGAGAGCCAGGAGACCATTGACAGCTGAGACTGTGAATGTTCTTCCAGTGGATGTCCAGGATGTTGATATTGATATTGCTGGATTTGTAGACTTGACACCGGAAAAAGATACGGCAATCACCAATTCCATTGGATTGTTGATTGATAGTGTACGGCCATTTGTTTCGACTGCAGACATACCTGCAGATCAGAATGATCGACTTGATGTGAACTCCATCATTGCTGCAATTTTTGAAGCAGTGCCTGGAGCTCAGTTCACAACTGTGACCATGACTGTTGGAGGATCTGCAGTCAGCAGCTACACATTTATTGAAGATGAGATCCCATTCAGTAACTCTGTAAACTTTGTTTAAATGGCATTGAAGGATGATGTGATGTTGTTGTTCAAATCGCTCTTCCCAAAAGGAAGGGCTTTCAAGATGCCTGCAAATTCCTATTTTGAGGCACTGATGAAAGGTTTGTCTGAGTCTTACATGCAGGCATACCTGGACACGAATTCCATCCTGGACTCCATAATTCCTGACAATGACAACTTCACTGTTGAGGATGCTGCAGACTGGGAGAGAAGACTTGGATTGATCACCAATGAGAATGTTTCTCTTGATGACAGGAAGCTTGCTATTCTGAGAAAGATGGCTTTTCCTGGCAACATAAAAGCAAGACAACATCAGCTGTACATCCAGGGCCAACTTCAAAAAGCTGGCTTTGATGTTTATGTATATGAGAACAAATTTGATGATGGAGCTGGAGGCTTTGACAAGTACTCACCATCACAGATGGGATCCTTTCCACATGGTCCTTTCAATCATGGCCAGTACAACCATGGAGCTTTTGGAATCACCAAGTGTGTGAACCATATTGATGAGCAGCTGGACCAGCAGCATGTGATCCCTTCGAACTTGATTGGGACTTTTTATATCGGGTCCGCAAACATTGGGACAGTGAACTATCCTGGAGGGATTGTGTCTCACTCTCTTCCATTAGCAGATCCAAATGATTTGTTTGTTGATATTGATGCAAACAGAAAAGACGAATTCAGAAGATTGATTTTGACCTTGAAGCCAGCAGAGGCTTCTGGACTTTTATTTGTAAATTACGTGTAAAAATATACAGAGATGAAAAGCATACAGCAAAAGACCAATACAGATGCACCTGATGCAGACCACGAATATGGGAAGATCCGTGATGAAGTTTCTGGAGTGACTCCAGGAACACCTGTGAACACAGAGTCATATGGAGATGTCCATCAGCTGCTTGACAGATTGATGGATCTTGGTGAGCAGATTCCAAACGATTTGCCAGAGAATACAACGAACGGATACCAGCTGCTTGATGCCTTGTTGACTTTGATCACAAAGAGGATCAACACTGCATTCACTTTGCAGACTGGATCATCATATGAGATATGGACCGATGTTGTTTGGGGGAATGGATATTTTGTGGCTGTGAATAACGGTGGAACAAAAGCGATGAGATCCATTGACGGAAAGACCTGGACTGAGGTTTCCATCACACCTGCAGCTGGTTCGGTAGGGATCACCATCGGCTTTGCTTTTGGAGCTGGACTTTTTGTTGCTTCGATTCCTACGATCACACCAGGAACTGATGACCTCATCACTTCTCCAGATGGTGTGACCTGGACCATTGCCAGCACAGGGTTGTCTGGATCACCTAACAATTTGAAATTTTTGAATGGTGGTTTTATAGCAACATCAAATCTGGCAGCAGGATTCTCTGTGAAGTCTGCAGATGGAATCACCTGGAGTGAGTTCGCTCTTCCAGACTCAAGAGGATACAGCTTGACATACGGGAATGGAGTATATGTGGGTGTGACTGGAACAGGAATATCTCAGCAAGCCATCACTTCTCCAGATGGAGAAAACTGGACACTGCAGACAACTCCAGGATCTCAAGCCTGGGGAGATGTTTCTTTTGGGAATGATACTTTTGTGGCCGTTTCTTTTGGATCGGGAACCACAAACAATGTGATGACTTCACCTGATGGGGTGACCTGGACTTTGAGAGATTCGAATTTGACAGATGCGATGGGAGTTGTTTTGTATTCAGCTGGATTGTTTTACGCTTTGAGAGTTGGAGCAGGATCCACTCCTCCAGTGATGAGCTCTCCAACAGGAATGAACTGGACAGAAGTTGACACTCCAGATGCATTGAATTGGAATGACTTGACAAGCGGAGGAAACAAACTGCTTGCTGTTAGATATGGAACAAGTCCAGCAGATGCTGTGATGATAGCACTATGATAAAATTTTTAGATGTCAATACTGATGCCTCGGTTGTATTTGCAAATAAGCTGGAAAAAATGCACCGTTCGGGATACCCTAGAGCAATTCGGGAATCCCTCAGTCAGCTTGCGCTCAAGCTGAAGCAGGTTGACATGCCAAATGCTGTGGATGCAGCCTTCGATGATCGTACAAACAAACGTTTTTTCAGAGCGAACAGCAGTGTCTCATTTGCGAAAGGATGGGATGTTGATCGCATGGAGTCACAAGTTGGTTTCCTGGATACTAAATTGAAAGGAGGGAACAACTATTCTGTCCAGGATCTTGAGAAGCAAGAGAAAGGTGGAATCATCCTGGGAAGAGCGTACATCCCACTCAAGAGAGCCAGAGTCTCCAACAACTACATGAGAGTGACCAGGAAGAAGTTCAGGATTGCTGACATCAAGAAGAAAGTTGTGGATTCTAAAAATGCACCAGGAAGCACGAACCAGGAGAAGTGGATCCAGTCGGTGATCTTTGCTGGTGAAGGTGGTTTTGTGATTGGCCTGGACAAGACTGGAGGAGGAAACAGAATCCTCTGGCATATCAGAAAAATTGGGAGAAGGGATGGAGATACTTTTGCAGCAGCGACTCCAATCTATGCAGTGAAAGGTCAGAGAAGAGTTGCGGTGGGAGCCACCAGGTTCATGGAAAAAGCATCGAAGAAAACAGCCACAAGAATGGACTGGATATTTGAACAGGAAGCAAAAAAAGCAATTAAAAGACTAAGAAACAGATGAGTTGGCAGGAAAGAATTGAGACAAACATGATCATCACAACTGGTGACGGTAGAACCTGGCCAGCTTTGTGGATCGATTCAAACAAAAGCAAGGGATTCAATATCACTGAATTTGAGTTTGATGAGGTTGCAGGTGCATTGGTGAAAAGAAAGAAGCCGAAAGCCAGGAGATTTGACATTGAGATCTACTTCCAGGGAGATGATCACCTGGACACAGCTGCTGCTTTTGAGAGATCTCTTGATGATGAGAGAGCTCTTCAGATTGCTCATCCAAAATATGGAGATATTATTGTGCAGCCGACTTCGGTTGAATTTGATGATCGTGTGCACAATGTCACAAAGGTGATCATGCCTGTGATTGAGACAATCCTGGAAGAGAATCCGAGAGCAACTCAAGCTGTTGAAGATCAGATTGAGGATGAGGTGAACACCACCAATGCTGCACTTGCTGCATCATTTGCAAACGATGTGACACCTGACAGCTCTGACATCAATGTGATGACTGAGAACAATGCAAAAGTGTACAACGATGGAACCACATTGGTGAGTACGGATGAGGAGTCAGCTGACTATTTCAATGCATTTAATTCCGCAAACTCATCGATCCTGAATGCTACAGCTGAGCCATTGACTGCCATTGTGCAGATGCAAGCTGTGATCAACACTCCAGCCTTGTTTGCTCAGAGTGTTCGAGCTCGCTTCAACTTATTCAGAGAGAACCTCAACAAGTTGAGAATCAATGTTCCCACGACAACCAAGAAGTCAGAGAAAGTGATATATGAAAACAATGGAGGGACCGTGTTGACTTCAATGTGCCTGGCAGCTGCTAATCCACAGGATGATGACTATGCCAATATCAATGAAGTCCTGGAGCTGATTGCCATACTTCTTGCAGTCTATGATCAATACATCCAGGATCTGGATCTGATGCAATCAGACAACGGTGGTCAGCCTGACAGCTACATTCCGAATGCTGCAGCTCTGGAAGCACTTTCAACATTGGTGAATTTGACAACATCTGGATTGTTCACAATTGCCCTGGATGCAAAACAAGAACGTTTCATATATTTGGAAAGTGACAGCAATGTGATCATCCTGGCTCACAGATTTTATGGTCTGCAGGCAGATGATTCCACGATCACTCAGATGATCAAGGAGAACAACATTGGGATCAATGAATATTTAAGAATCAAGAAAGGGAGGAGGATTGTGTACTACGTATGATACTGAGAATCAAAAATAAAAAAGTTGAGTTTTACAATGATTTCAAGTTGAAGCTTTCATATGATTCAATTGCATCCTCATTCAATTTCAACTACTACCTAGATCCAGAGAATCCACTTCATGTGGATCTTTCTCATGTTGGCCACTATCACAAATGTTCGGTTGAATATGAGAACCAGACTCTGCTTTCAGGTAGGTTGATCAGCCTTGGATTCAAGACTGGTCCAAGAAAAGAGTTCACTGGATTATCAGGATACTCTCTTCCAGGAGTATTGAATGATTGCTCCATTGCTCCTGAAGATTACCCTCTGCAGACAAACGGATTGAGCCTTCTGGAAATTGCCAGGAAGTTCACCAGCAGATTTGGAATTTCGATCCAGGTTGACAACATTGTGAGCTCGGTGATGAACGCTCCAATTGAAGAGACAACTGCAAAGGAAGGTCAAACTGTATACGCATATTTGAGAGATCTTTGCAACTCCAGAAATGTGATCATGTCACACACTTTGGATGGCAAACTTTTATTCACCAGGGCAACTCCTCAAAAGACTCCAGTGATGGACTTTGGAGAAGGTTTGCCTGGTTTAGAATACTCTCTCAAGTTTAATGGCCAGCAGCTGCACAGTCATATCACAGTGATGAAAGAAGCTGATGATGAAGGTGGGAATGCAGGTCAGACAACAATCAGAAATCCATTTGTCCCATTCACATTCAGACCGAAGGTGATCACTCAAGACAGTGGATCTGACATTGACACAGAGACAGCTGCAAAGACAGCTCTGGCTTCTGAATTGAAGAACATCAAGATCCAGATTTCAATGGAGGGGTGGGAGGATTCAAATGGAGATCTTCTTCTTCCTGGAAAGATCGTGTCAATTTTAAACAAGGATTTATTTATATTTGAACGCACGAACCTGTTTGTGGAGAGTGTTGAGTTCTCTGGAGATAGCAAGCAAAAAACTTCTGTACTGGAGTGTGTTCTTCCTAGTGTTTACGATGGAAGCAATCCGGTCAACATATTTGAGAATTGGCAATAAACTTGGTAAAAATAGAGAGCTTCAGTTTCGATAAGGCATCACGCAGGATCGGAAAATTTTTGCGTTTTGGGAATGCAGATTCTCAGACAGCAATTGAAGCCAGTCCTCATGGGATTGATGGAGCTCCAGTGAAGGGGAAGATGGCAGTGTATGCCAGGACTTCGAACTATTCCAAGAAGGTGCTGATTGGATATTTGAACACAAACCAGATCTCAGATCCAGGGGAGTTGAGGTTGTACAGTACTGATGATCAAGGTGTTGAACAAGCATATGCATGGCTGAGAAATGATGGGAACCTGGAGCTGAATGGTGATCAGGACTTCATTGTGAGATTCAGCCAGCTGGAATCTGCATTCAATACATTGAAGGCTGATTTGAATACATTGATCTCCACATACAATGCACACACACATGTGTACAGTCCTGGTCCGAGTCCAGCTGCTCCAACAGCTCCGACAACATCAACAGGAACACCATCGAATGCAGATGTGAGTGGAGCGAAAGTTGACAACGTTAAAACAAATTAAGAACATGAGTGATACAGTGGAATATTATAGTGTCAGAGATTACTTGAAAAGCTCGACATCAAAAAAGGACAGGGTTGCAAAGATTGACCAGATCATTGATGCGTTGGAGGATCAGTTGCTTCTTGGAGCTGAGGCTGCAGACATTGAGGAGTATATGGTTGACTCTGGCCAGACTAAGATCAAAACAATCTACAGAAGCCCGAAGGCCATCACTGATGCACTTGATGCATTGGAGCGACAAAGAAACAGAGTCGTGAACAAAGGAAGAAGAAAAAAACAAGCAAGAGATCAAAACAATTTTATCCGATAAAATATGGGACTAGCAGAAAGAATCGCAGGCTTTTTCAAAGCAAGAAGAGAGCCAAAATTGACATACAAAGATGTGCATCCATCTGGATTGCCAACGAATCCAACAGCCTGGAGAAGTGTTGTCAAGAACAAAGTTTTTGATGGTGAGAAATCATTCGCTTCAATTGGTCCTGTTGTGAATTATATCCTCCAGGACAAAGCTTTGAGGCTGAGATCCTGGAAGGCATATGTTGACAGTGACATTGCACAAACCGCTTTGAACACTTTGTCAAGGTGGGTGATCGGTCGTGGATTGAAGTTGCAGATTGAACCAATGACTGACTTCCTTTCCAGAAAGTTCAAGATCCAGGTTGACCAGGAGGAAATGAGAAAAGAGATCGAGCCAATGTGGAAATTGACAACGGAATCCAAGTCAATCCACTATCATGGTGAGGAGTCTTTGTCTCAGATTGCACTTGGATTGTACAACACAACCAGAGTGAGTGGAGATGCCTTGACTATTTTGAGAGTGAAGGACAACCGGATCACAGTTGAATACATTGATGGGATGCATATTGCCAGTCCTATTGATCAGAAGTATCAAGGGAGAAGGATCATCAATGGGATTGAATATGATTCTGAGGGACAGGTGGTTGCATACCATGTCAGAAAGCAGTTGGAAAATGGGACCATTGGGAATGACCGGATTGCTGCATACAATAGTGGCCGAAGAGTTGCCTTCATGGTTTATGGATTGAGATACAAAAATGACTACAACAGAGGGATCCCTTTGATCACAGCTGTGATGGAAACAATCGCAAAGCTGGACCGATACAAGGAGGCAACTGTGGCCAGTGCTGAAGAGGTTGCAAAAATTGCCTGGCAGGTTGTGCATCAATCATATTCATCTGGAGAGGATCCAGCTGCAGACATGATTGCTGCAATGTATGATTCTGAGAGAGAAGGTGACAACACTCCAGTTGATCAGCTCGGTCAACAATTAGCGAATGAGGTTGTGGCCACTATGGACAAAATGACTTTCAACAATCCAGTTGGAGCTGAGTTGAAGCCTATGCAGACAGGCACAAAAGATCTGTACTTCTCTGACTTCTTCAACAACAATGCTGATGTTGTTTATGCATGTTTACAAGTACCGCCTGAAGTTGCAAGATCAAAATATGATTCAAACTATTCAGCATCAAGGGGAGCCATGAAAGACTGGGAGAACAAGATCCTTCTTGATCGTGACTATTTTATTGAAGATTTCTACAAGAGAGTATTTGATTTTTGGTTTGATGTTGCTGTACTTTCAGACCTCATCGATGTTGAGGGATATTTGAAGATGATTCAGAACAACAACACTCTGGCAATGGATGCATACAGATATTGCTCATTCACTGGAGTTCTAGTTCCACACGTGGATCCTTTGAAAGAAGTGAAAGCGGTTCGGGAAATGTTAGGACCGAATGCAGCACATGTGAATCTGACAACGGTACGAAAAGCAACTCACCAATTGGAGGGAGGGGATTCCGCTGCAAACATGAAAATATTTGCGGAGGAGATGGCTCAAGCTGAAGAATTGGGAATCATTCCAGAAGTCGAAGAGTCTAGTCCTGAGACTGATCCTCCTCAAGAGTAGGATCTTCCTGGATCAAGTGTTTCCAGTTTTCTCGGATTTCTCGCAGCCTTGGACGTAGGAAAGCGCTCAAGGTTTGCCCTCTTGACTTTGCAATTTTTTCCAGGTCACTCTTCAGTTTTGGATCCATTGATCTGATTCTGAAATCACTGTATTGACTGCTCATCGGTTACGAAATTAAAAAATTGCGGACATTTTTTATGTGCCAGATGCAAAATATTTCATTTTTGTTTTCAGACCTATGAAGGAACTATATTTATACGGGAGTATTTTCAACTTTTCTGCAGAGCTGCTGATTCAGCAAATCGAGGAAAACATGGACAAAGAGATAGTTTTGAGGGTCAACACTCCAGGTGGAGGCGTTCTTTCAGGATATGGTTTGCTTGCAAAAATGAGAGAGCATGGTGATGTTCACATCAAAGTGGATGGATCTGCAATGTCGATGGGAGCTTTTGCTTTACCGTTTGCGAAAAGTGTTGAAGCTCTTGATGTTTCTCAAATCATGATTCACAGAGCTGACATGTATGTTGACAATGATGAGGATCAAAAATTCCTTGACAATGTGAACAAGCAGTTGAGAGCTAAGATGACACGCAGGATCGATGAGGAGCAATTGAAAAAAGTATCAGGATACACACTTGATGACATCTTCGATCCCTCTAAGAGAATAGACGTTCACTTGTCTGCAGCTGATGCCAAAAAAATCGGATTAGTTGATAAGGTTGTGAAGTTGGATCCAGAGGAGATGAAAGCTTTTCAATCAAAGCATCACTCACTTGCAGCTCAAGCGCTACCAGTCCAAGAACCAAAAAAGAAAACAATTTCAAATTCTAATACAATGACAAAAGAGCAATTGAAAAAAGATCATCCAGCGGTTTATGCAGCCATCCATGGTGAAGGTGTTACAGCTGGAAAAAAAGAAGCAAAAGAAGTCGCTGAAGCATGGGCTGCTTGGGGAGAGATTAAAACTGAAAAAGCACAGGCAATGGTTGCTGAAGGAATTCAGTCAGGTGTGGCTCCGACTGCTGCTCAGTTGTCAATCTTAACTTTAGAAGCTACCAAGTCAAATGCATTGGCATCTTTGCAAGCAGGAAGTGCAGCAGGAACTCAGACTCCAGGTGAGACTGAAACAGCTGAAACTGTTGGAGCTGAGGCAGGTGCTGAAGCTGGAGCTGGAGCAGCACCAGAAGCATCTGAAGCTGAAAAGTTGCAAGCTGAAACAATGGAAAAATTAGGTCTTAACAAATAAAAACAATTTAAGTCATGGGACAATCAGGATACGAAGTTGTTGAAGAAAAATCAAACTTCAACATTGCAAATTACTCAACTGACAAGTTTGTCATTGAGGATCCAAAAACACAAAGAGCAACAATCTCTAATTCATCAGGATCTGATCTTGAGTTGAAGTGTGGGATGTTACTTGGAAAAATCTCAGCAACTCAAGAGTTGGCTGTTTTGAAATCAGGTGCAACTGATGGAAGTCAGTTCCCAGTTGGTTTTGTCGTTGCAGACAGAACGATTCCAGATGGAGACAGTGTTGAGATTCCTTTCTATGTTTCAGGATCTTTCCAAAGAGATTTGGTGATCTTGGATGGAACGGATACACTTGCAACGGTTGTGAGTGGTAGAAGTATTGAAGACAGAATTGCAGCGGATACCGTTGGAATCTTGTTGGTAGATGCTACAGAATTAAGTGAATACGATAACCAATAAACACCTTTTGAACAATGATTACTAGAGCAGATTTACGAAATGTGGTGACAAATGCTACTGTTGCCGTTTATGATGAAAAGACTCAAGTTCCGAGTTTCTTCAGATCTTTCTTCAAAGAAAACTTCAACTTTACTAAGTTGGTGAACTTTGAAGTGAGAAGAGCAACAGAAAAGGTTGCTGTTGATATTGTCAGAGGTGAGAGAGGAAACTTCAACAAAATGACTCGATCTACGTTGAAGACTATTGAACCACCATTGTATTCTGAGTGGATCAGAGCCAATGATCATGACTTATATGACGTTGCAATTGGTTCGCAAGATCCATCTGTGATGGCTATGGTTGCAAGAGGTTTGGCAAATGAGTTGGATGGTATCCGTCAAAAGATTGACAGAGCAATTGAGATCCAATGTGTTCAGGCTTTGATGGATGGTGTTGTTCAGTTGAGTTCTTCTGAGTCAATCGACTACAAGAGAAATCCAGCATCAAAAGTGGATCTTTCAGGTACCCCTTGGAGTGACAACGCAAATGATCCAAGAGTGGACATCAAGAACGGTCTTGACTGGATGAGAGCCAATGGAAAGGTTCCAGTTGGACAGGCAAACATGATCCTTGGTGGAGATGCATACTCTGCATTCGAAAGCAATGCGAACATCATCAACAAAGCTGACTTGAAAGACTATGACATCACAATGATTCAAGAGCCTCAGAGAAATGCTGCAGGCGGTGTGTTCCATGGTACGATTTCAGCTGGTCCATACAAAGTGAACATCTGGACATATCCAGAAGTGTACACTGATGAAGCTGGAGCAACTAAGTACTACATGGATCCAAAAGCAATGTTGTTGTTGCCATTAAACACAAACTACAACCTGGAGTTTGCTGCAGTGCCACAATTGCCAGAGAATGGAATGATGCCTCAGACTGACAAGTACTTGACACAAGAGTTCTTCGATAGTGAGAAAGTGTCTCACAAGATTTATCTGAAGACTGCACCAATTGCGATGCCAGTTGCAATTGATACAATGTACACAGCTCAGGTGTTGGCGTAATAGTTCAAAGCAAATAATCAACTAAAATTTAAAATCATGGCAGAAGCTAAAAAAAACAAGCAGTACAAAGTTACATGCTACAGCATTACGGGAAAGAATGTCAAAGTGTTCAGATGTGGACAGATCGTGTCAGAGAATCAATTTCCAGAGGGAGTTGCTGACAAGTATGTTCGAGGTGGACAACTGAAGCTAGTGAGTGAAGACGCTCCAAAGGAAAAGACTTCAAACGAGCTAAAGGAAGCTTTGACAGAGGCTGGTGTTGAGTACAACAAAAGTGCAAAAAAAGCCGAATTGAAAACCCTACTGGATGAATTCGAGGCAGCTGATGAGGAGGAAATGAAAAAAACTCTTGAAGATGCTGAGGTTGAGATTCCAGAGGAAGCACCAAAGGGAATGCTTTTCAACATGGTCAAAGAGGCTGAGAACGGCAAGTAATTCCCGTAAATATTTACTTGTTATTTAGTTGATGGAAGGCTGCCCTTGGGTGGCCTTCTTTCTTATAAAGAGTTATATCATGAGCAAAGTTTTGAACCTAGCAAGGAGAGATCTGAAAAGACATACAAGCACATCAGGAGACTGGAATGAATCAGCGACCTTCACACCTCCTGGAGGAGGGACTCCAGCAACAGTGGAGCTGGTCCATACAAAGCACCATCTGAGTGTGGATCCAGAGACCGGAGTGGCCGTCAATGATAAGGTGGCCAGCTGCCATGTTTCAGAAGATTGTTTCCCAGCATCATATCCTTTGAGGGATGCTGATGGCAATGTCAACCTGGATGGCCATACAGTGGCAATCGCTGACAGTACAGGAACGGTGGTGACTTATTTCATCGAGCAGTTTTTCCCTGATGAAATGCTTGGACATATTGTTTTCATGCTCGGGTCTTATTCTTAAATTTACGACATGGCACTTTTGAACTTTCCAATTCCAGAACAGAACTTTGAAAAGATTCGAGATCAGATTGCTTTGATCTTGGCTGATGAATTTGCAAATCAGCTGGCATTGATTGGAGATCCTGAATTGAATCCAACGATCTACACAGAGAGATCTGTTGCCCTGGACCATACAAATTTCCCAGCTGTCAATGTGCAAATGGGGGAGGCTTTGTATCCCTCCACATACATCGACAAGCAGGACACAGATGTTCAGTTTTATATTGACATTTATACCAAGGCACCAACAACAGCATCCAAGAGAGGTGATGAACAGAGCAATGACAAATGTGCCAGGATTGCAGGCATGGTGAGAGCCATTCTGATGAATCCTGGATATGTCAGACTCGGGTTTGCTCCTCCATCAATAATGCACAGAGAGGTGAGCCGGATCATGACTCCTCAATACAGAGAAAAGGAGATCAACAACATGAAGATCTTGAGGATCATTGTCACCGTGAAGACCATTGAGGATGTGGAATTGTTGACTGCAGTGAATGTCCAGGAGTCACATACAACAGTGATCATTGATGATACAGGAAACGGGTACCAATACACATATCCAGAGGTATGAGCATAAACATATTCAAACTTCAGAATGGCAATGTTGAGGTCCAGAATTTTGATCGGACCTACTCATTGAATCCAGATTGCAGGGTCTACAAAGAGCCAAAGAGTACATGTGGCCAGCCAGCTTGTGAAATCAAAGACAAGCATGGTGCTGCAGTTGCAGTGTACAAGGCTGCAGATGTTGTGTCAGTGACCAGGAAAGATGGCACTGTTGTAAACATTGGAGGAGACCTGGATCTCCTATACTCGGAGCTCTCAAACTTTTTTTTTTTTAAACTAGGAGGATCGGGTGGTTCCTCCCAGTTCCTGGGATCATTTGATGACTACGATGATCTGACCACCCAATTTCCCACTGCAACAGTTGGAGACCTGGCCTATGTGATCAATTCACAGGGTACCTGGTGGCTCCCTGGTTCATACGGTGGGAACTTTTACAGCAAAGGCCACTACTACTGGAATGGCCTTGAATGGGATTCAGCTGTGGATGAGATTGCAAAACAATTGGAGGACAATACCAATGCAATCCTCAGCCTGCAGACAGCATTGACAAACCATGTCAATGATCTCAACAATCCACATGACACATCCCTGGCCAACTTGATTGACACAGTGAACATCAATGGATCTGCAGTGGGATCCATTTTGACTCACGTTGGAGGAGATTCTTTTGAAATGTTGCCTCCAGCTGTTGGTGTCCCCACGTTCAATGAGATCACCTGGGATGTGACAGCTGACACACTTCCAATCACCAGCACATCTGTTGATGTTTTGAACATAGATTTTGACAACTTCAATGGAAACATTGATCTGACTGGGCAGTTGCCAACAAACCTGAAAGTTGGAGCTCGGGTTGTTTTAAGGAAAATTGACACAAAAGGTGGCCGCATTCTGTTTGATGATGGTGTGATCTCTTATAACTTTATCAACAAGAAAGGTGAATATTTGACACTTTTCTGGAACGGTACAAAATACATAATCTAAAAAAACCAAATATCATGAGCCTATCTATAGCAAATGAAGGACTGGCATACAATGCCACAAAAGTAGCAAACACAACAGCAGCATTGGGCGCCATAACATTAGCGACATTTGATGAAGGTGTTGATGGTGGATCTGCATCCATCTTGAATCTATACCTGGACAACAGTGGTGCAACTCCATCCGCAAACATCGGAGCAGATCTTCCAGCTCCATCAGCTTTGGGTGTTGTTTCTGGAACTGAGCTGAATGTGTACAATGACACAACAGGAAAAAGAGTGAACTTCACAGATGCAAAGTTGTCTGTTGGATATACGTTTGTGAACAAAAACGGTGAATTTATCACATTGGTTGCTGATGATGCGGCTGATCGCTGGTTGATCAAGTAAGATGTCTTTTGACGATAGTGGAAATACTTACAAGCTAAATCGGGATCCGCTTGTGACAGATGACTACTCCAGCAACTATGTTGAAGGAGACTACATCGAAAACACATCAGCGAACCCTGTTCGACTATGGAGATGCACTGATGGATCCATTGGTGCAGCTGTGTGGATTGATGTGACCAAATCAATCGCTGAGAATATCATATACAGAAGCTCAGCTCCCACAGTCGATGATGATCAAACAGAAGGCAACTTCATTGGACAAAGATGGATCCATGAAGTAGACAATGCTGACAAGAGCAAAAACATAGCGTACATTTGTCTGGATGATGCTGATGGTGAGGCTTTTTGGTATCCGATTGCAAGCGCAGGGATCGTAGTTGGTCCAGGAGGTGAGATCATATTTGAGGCTCCTGTGATCTTTGAGAGTGGAGTTGCATTCAACTCTGTTTTTGTGACTCCAGTTTTGACAAGCAATCAAGATGACTACAATATTCCCAACATAGGAACGTACACAACCATCATCTGGAGAAGCAGTGTCAATATCACTGTTTCTGGATTAAATGCAACAGGGATCTCTGACTGGCTGGCCACTATTTATGTGAATGGTAATACCAGCAACAAGTGGATCCAGTTTGTGATGGATGATCCAGGAAGTGCTTTAGTAAACAGATACACTGGAGATGCAAACATCAGGTTGAGATCTGGAGATTTCTGGTGGTTTTTGAGAAATGTCAGCCTCAGCAGATGGATAGCACAAGCAAAAATTTAAGAAGATGAGCAAGCTCTGGATTGAAAACATACCAGGACAAAAAAACGTCCAATATACTTCAGCTGATTTGAGCTCGACTCACACAGATGAAAGCTCCTCAATTGAAGCCTGGGACAATCATGGACTAAAAGTGCTGCAGTACATGCATGTGAGGAGGCACATCTCTGTCCTGGTTGCAACAAAGTCCGCAATGTTTAGCCTTTGGGGAGATCTAACTCCAGAAGAGCAGGAAATTGCTGCCAGGTATGTTGTGGCTCCATATGCTTTGAGGAAAACTGTGTATTCTGATGACGAGGACCGGGAAAACTACCAATATCTGATCCAGAAGCTGAGAGGTGTTCCAAAGCAATCCCTGGAGGGTAGATCTTACATTGTTGAAACAATGAGAGAGCGAGTGGCAGACAAGAAGAGAGTTGAACAGTGGGGAGATGATCAGCTGGATGCATTCTTTGATCACACAAATGACTACATCACAGGATATGAGTTCGCAAATAAAAGGAAGTTGATCCACTGGATCTGCAACGAACCTGGAACACCGTTCGAAAATGATGGCTTTGCTGAAGCCACATATGTTGATTCATCCGATGGTCAAACCAAGTCACTTTTTGACCAGGCTGTGAAGGATGATCTTGTTGCTATTTATTACGATTACCACTAGCAAAAAAGTACTAGAAAATGTTTAGGTATATCTACCTAATTGACTGAAATTGAGGACATTGCTGTTCTCTTTTTTCGTTTCTGGAGCTATCTTTCTGGAAACGTTAAATCATACAAAATGGACACAAGCAAACCATCTCACAAGAAAACTGGACTGTGGGTGTTTCTTTGGGTTATCTCAGGAGTCATCTTTGTTCCAATGTTCAAACCTTTTTTCATCCTGTACAATGTGATCACAATGTGGATCCGAATGTATATCACCAAAACATTGGAGAGGGGAGAACTGACATTGTATTTCAAGCGCTGCAGTATCTCAGAGGACCAGCTGGCCAATGTATATGGAAGAGATGCCTTGAATCACACTTTGCTCAAGAAAGGGACTCCCAGGTTGTACGGATACAATGATGAGACCATCAGTTCTGCAAATGGGAAGGCTGAAGTCCTGGAGACCAGCTCCTGGTTCGGATGGTATGGTGTGAACAGAGGTCTCCACCTATTGGAGAAAAATCACAGCTTGATTTCAATCGAGATGAATGAAGGTTTTCAGATTCCAGCTGAAAAGATTAAATTAGCTCTTGATGAAAAAGTTGAATTTAAAGATCGTCCGGCACACCTACAACAACTCTGAGGCAACCGGAGGCCAGGAGAACACTATTGGTGATTTTTACATTGATGGTGAGTTCTTTTGCTATTCCCTGGAGGACCGGATCAGATTTGAAAAGGTCTATGGAAAAACAGCGATTCCAGCTGGAAAGTATCGAGTAATTGTGAACAGATCCAACAGGTTCAAGAGGTTGATGCCTTTGCTCCTGGATGTGGAAAACTTCAGAGGCATCCGAATCCACGGAGGGAACACTGCTGAGGACTCACATGGATGTCCACTGATAGCATTCAAGACTGACAAGGTGAAGATCTGGAGCACAGCTGAAAAGAAGCTCACAGCGTACTTGATAGCCTGGGAAAAAGAGAATCCAACTGGAGAGATCTGGATCACTATTGAAAACAACCATGTCCTTCATACTCCAGAGTGGGACAAAAAAGAAGAACAAGCATGAAAAAACTATTGATCATCATGACAGTCCTGGCTGTTGCTCTCAGTTCATGTGTGAGCAGCCAGAAAAAACTGCAGCGCAGAATTGAGAAACACGGAATCAAGGAATCCATTTCCTTTGTGGTCCTCAAATATCCAGAATACTTCAGAGACACTGCATCGATCATCCATGACACTATTGTGGAACATGACACTGTTCCTGTTCCTGATTTGGACACAGCCATCATCCTGGGGAGTGCCTTGGACTATATGATCTACAAATCAGACAGTCTCACAGCTGAGCTGAACAAAGCCACTGGTGAACTCAAAATCAAGTACATCAGAAAACCTGTGTACATTCATGACACGCTGTACACAAAAACAGAATGTCCTGAAGTCAAATGTCCTGACTGTCCTGATCTCCAGGACAACATCAAAAAGGAAAATCCATTCCCCTGGTGGATGTTGATTCTTGCAATCACTGGAATTGGTGTTTTTTATGTCTGGATAAATAGGACCAAAAGAAAGAAAGCCGTATCTTCGGACCAGCTTTGACCCGTCCTGGGAATAAGTGATTGATAAAAAGAGCCCTGGTTTGACCGGGGCTTTTTGATTTTTATTGTGTAAAGCTTGTGTATAAAAAATGAATGGCTTATTATTGCAATATCAATCACTTATTTATGAGCAATTATCAGAAAAAAATCATGCAACAAAAGCAGGTTCATTTGTCATCAATGATCCTGAAATTGACAATCCTACACATCGAATCTGGAAGATTTGAGAGGGACATTGAGTACTGTTTCAACTACTATGAAAAAATTCAAGAAAGGAGACAGCAATGGGAGAACTAGAACTCAAGGAGAAAATGGAATTGTCACTCATTGAGCATGAGATGGATCTCAAGCAATGGGAAAAAGAAAGAGATGACCACAACTGTCCACCGGAAAAAAAAGAGGAGATCCAGGACGAGATCATGAAATGTGAGTACTGTATCAAAGTACTGTCATTTCTGCTAGGAAAAGAAACCAATAAATCACAATAGAATGCCAAAATCATCCAAAAAGAGAGTCAACATCTATGTTGATGAATCGATCCACAAGATGGCCCAGGCCAAAGCAGAAAAAGAGGGATTCCCTTTGAGCTTTGTTCTCACCAAATTGATGGACCAGTATGCAGAAGGAAAAATCAAACTTTTTAATCATGAACAGTAATTTGCCAGCAATTCAAAGGCTAGAAGATCAGAAAAATACCCTGGTCAAAATTGCAGCCTTGGTCCGAAAGGAACCAGAAGAAATGACTGCAGCAGTTGTCGCTGCTGAGGTCAACTTTTTAGCACAAAGGATCCATCTGGAACCAGCTCTCCAGGAATGCTCTCCAGAGAGTCTCCTGGACTGTGCAAGACAAGCCATCAGAGACAACCTTTCCCTGGAGAGAACTGCAGGTCTGGTGTACATTTATCCACAGAGTGTGAACATCGGTACCAAGAAACAGCCACAGTGGATCAAGGTGGCCAGCTACCAGAGAACTCCAGACGGGATCATTTCTGTCTGCAGACAAACTGGAAGGATCTTGGACATCAAGAGACCGAAGCTGGACCTCAATCCGAATGGAGCTGTGATGGGGGGACATGTTGAGATCCTCAAGCCATCATATCCTTCACCGAGATGGGAGACCGTCGAATTTGACACCAGTGACATCTTGAGATGGAAAGGATTCTCAGCTAAAAAGAACAGAGGGAAAGCAAACCATTTGTACTCTTCTCACCAGGGTGGAATTGATCCAGAATTCATGAGAGCGAAAATTGTGAAACATGCTCTCAAAAAAATGGGAACCAATGTGAATGAGCTGGATGCAATCAACCAGGTCCAGGTCACTCCAATGTTCACACCGGAAATGAATCAGGCTGCAGTGGAAGAAATGCCACATGAAGTCGTTAATGTTGAACCAGCTCAAGGAGATAATCCGTTCCAAGGGCAATAAAACAATCAATCAATATGAGTACAGAACTAGCACACAATGAAATTGTTGAAGCAGCAAAACTCAGCTGGATGCAATTTGGAATGTCATTGCCAGATTTCAAGAACGGACTGGCACAACAGGAAAACCAGATCCTGGCCACCATCAGTGTGGTACCATCAACCGAAAGCATTGCAGAATGTGAGGCCAATCTTGCTGAAGCAAAAAAGATGAAGTCAGCTTTGATCTCTTTCAGGAAAGAAAAGAGTGACAAACTTGATCAGCTCAAGAGCAAGTTCATGATGTTCGAAAAGACAGCAGATGAGAAGATCAAGGAATATGAGCAGATGATCATTGGAGTGAAAAAGCAGATCCAGGAAGCTCAGAATGCTGTTGCTGCAAAACAAGACGAGCACAACAGATATGTCCAGGCTATAAAGCGAGCATATATCAACTACAATCATGAAGGGAAAAAGATGCTCCAGGATCTAGTTGACAGCACGTACAAAAATCTCCTGGACAATGATGTTCCATTCCAGGAATATGACAACAAGCTTGCTGAGGTCCAGGTTCCAGTTTTAGGATTCAATCAATTCTACAACCAGGAGCTTTTCACCATCCACTGTCATACACAGGATGAACTCAAGGCAATATTTGAGCAGCACCAGGAACAAACCATTGATTTTGTATCCTCATTTGTGCAGATCATGCAGGAGAAAAAAATTGGATACAAGTCTCACCTGGCCAACAAGGAGGAAGCTGCCAAAGCTTTAGCCAGACAAGCAGCTGAAGCTGCCAAAAAAGCTGAAGCTGAGAAAGAATCGAAGCAGATGGAAGTGAAGATTGAATCTGCTGATGTACAGCAGGCAATTCCATCAGATCCTCCAACAAAAAAGTTGAAGGTGACATATGTTGTCGATATGCCAGAAACAGCTGAGACAGCTCTTCAATTGTGGGCATGCTTTGCCGGAAACAAGGAGAAGGTGATGGAGGTGCTGAATGTCAAAAAGTGGCTATCTTGCACACCCAAACAAATTGGAACGGCCCTGTCAAAATTAAAGACTCAGGATCCAGGCTTTGAGTTCAGTGGAATCATCTTCAAAGAGAAAAGCAAACTATGATCACATTCAGCAATGTGCAGACATACAAGGATCTCCCATTTGATCAATATCTTCAACTCCCGGGATACAGTCACAGCTGGCTCAAGTCAGAACGCAATGGACATGCAATGCCATTCACTCCATCAGCAAAAGTGTACTTTGGATCCCTGGTTGATGATCTTCTCACAGATCCATCCAGTGCTGATGTGTCACATCCTGATTTCAATGAAGCTCTTGAGGCTGCAAACAACATCAGGAACTTCTGTGGCCAGCACTTTTTTGATGCTGCAGAAAAGCAAATATCATTCACAGCAACTATGCACTGGGGACAGTTTTCAATGCCTGTCAAAGGTAGAATTGATTTCATGTCCACATACATCTTTGATGTGAAGGTGACCAACGAACCAGAGGAGAAGCTGAATGACCTCATCTACTTCATGGGATACCCAAATCAGATGTTTCTGTATGCCAAAGCATTGGGATTCAACAAGGCTGTCCTGGTGTTCTACATTCGAAGAAAAAAGAAGGTGGTCCTCAAGCCGATCAACCTCCTGGATTCAAACAAATTTTTTGAAAACAAAATCATCAAATTCGGAATATGAAAAAACTACCATTAATCATCTACAGGCTATACAAAAGCCATGCAGTGAGCGCTCATTTACGAACACTCACAGAGATCCTGATCCTGATCAAGATATTCACAGAGTCATGGTTGTCTTGGTGGATGGTGTTCACTCCTTCAATGGTGTGGGTGCTGATCATCCTGGCCTGGTATATTGTAGTGAAAGTCAAAACAAAGTAATCAACTAAATTTTAATTAATAAATCAAATCAAGATGGCAGATGTAAATTCTGTGACCATTTTTGGTCGCCTGGGCAAAGATCCAGAAATTAAAGTCCTACAAAGTGGGAACAAAGTCGCAAACTTTCCAGTGGCTACAACTAAGAAGTGGAAAGATCAGCAAGGGAACCCAAAAGAAGACACTCAGTGGCACACCATTACAGCCTGGGGGAAAACAGCAGAAATTGCTGAGCAGTACCTGCAGAAAGGTGGAAGAGTGTTGATCATGGGAGAACTTCGAACAGATCAGGTGGATGATGGCCAGGGCAATGTGAAGTATTTCACCAAGGTTGTCGCTGACAAGATCAATCTTGTTGACTTCAAGGATAATGGCCAACAGCAGGGAGCTCCAGCGCCTCAATCAGCACCAGCTCCACAGGCAGCTCCGGCACCTCAGCCAGCTGGGAATCCATATGCTCAGCCAGCTGCAGCACCAGCTCCGGCACCACAGGCAGCACCAGCATATCCACCTGCAGGAAATCCATATCAGCAACCAGCTGCTCAGGTTCCACCTCAGCAAGCTGTTCCTGTTCAGCAACCAGCTGGCCAGGTACCAGGTGCAAATCCAGAAGGTGATTTGCCGTTCTAGCAACCAGGGGAGGAGCTTCTGTTCCTCCCTTTTTTAATTCACAACCATATGTTCAAAAGTTATAAAAGCAGGCCATTTGTGTACAGGCCTGGAGAAAAAATTCAGAAGGGATCAATGGTGGTCCTGGTGCACAAAGGGTATCAATACAAGCCAGGAATGGTGATGGAGATTGTCAAGAAGTCCAGGAGAAAGATCATGGTCACAGCAGTCTTTGATGATGCCAGGAACAAAAATGGAGGCTTTGATCATGTCACCAGGCCAATTGGTCAGTTTTCCCTGGTAAGAAGGGACAACTTCGGTGAATGGTTATTCAGACAAATCACAGGAATATTCACAAGCAGATACAAATTGAAAAAAAATGGATAACTGGAGCGAACTACTTGATGAACCTGTCAAAATTGGGACTCTTTTACTCGTTTTATGGCTGAGGCTTTGCTGGCATATCGGAGGGCTGGTTGCTGACTATTTGATAAAAGTTTTGAGAAGCAGAAGAGAGAAATGAATTTCACACCTAGACAATACCAGCTGGACCTGGCCACAGACTTGTCCATCAAATTACGAGATCACAAAAGAGTGATTGCATGTGCAGCAACCGGATCTGGAAAAACCAAGACATTTGTGTACATGACACACCGGATCATTTCTGCAGGGAAAACTCCAGTTATCATCACAGAAGCCAGGAAGATCTTTGATCAGATCACAGATGAATTTGACAATGCATATGAAATCAATGCAAAAGTCAAGGAGATCACCATATATAGGAACTCGATATACATTGCAATGGCTCAAACCCTGGCCAAAAGACAGGCTATCATTGAGCAGCTCCAGGCATTGGGAGAAGATCTGGTCCTGATCATTGATGAGGCACACATTGGAACTCCAACAAAACTGTTGAAGCAGCTGATGAACGCTCTGATGATCGGATTCACAGCAACTCCTTCCTGGATCGATGCCAAACACCTCACAGATCTATACAATGACATTGTTGTTGGTCCACAACCTCAGTGGCTCATTGAGAGAGGATACCTGGCTCCATATCGACACTTTGCCAGGGTGTCTGCTAAACTTGGAGGACTGATCATCAAAAATGGTGAATACTCCAGCGAATCTCAAAAGGAGGTTTTTGAAAAGGATGAGGTCTACAAGGGACTATTTGAAGACATTGACACATTCAACTATCACAAAGCAATGATCTTCTGTGCAAACCAGAATCATGCAACCAGGGTGGCCACAGTTTTTCGAGAGATGGGAAAAAATGTCGCTCTTGTGCATACAGGAAATAAGTCATCAGAGATGGAGCTGTACAACTTCAAAAATGATCCAGGAACCAACATTTGTGTTTCAGTGGGAATGCTCACAAAAGGGTTCGATCATCCTCCAACGGATCTGATCATCCTACTTCGGGCCACCACTTCTCTTCCTTTATACTTGCAAATGTGTGGAAGAGGATCCAGAACTGCTCCAGGAAAAGACCACTTCACTGTCCTGGACTATGGAGGGAATGCCAAAAGGTTTGGATTGTGGAATATCAACCGAGACTGGAAAACCTTATGGAAGCAAAAAATTGATCACAAAGCATGGGGAGATCTTGACGACATGAAGGACTGTCCATCATGTGGATTCATTTGCCTCAGACATGAAGCTTCTTGTTCCAGGTGTGGCCATACATTCGATGATGGTGGAAAACCGATCAAGGAGAAAAATGAGAAGACAGTCATGCTGGAGCTCACTTTGAGGTACAACCAGCTGAGAGGAAAAAGAATCAGTCAGCTGACACCATATGAGCTGCTCCTGTATTCTGATTTCACTGCAGACAAAAAGAAAGCCATGACCGTGGCCAGGACCAAAGGACAGACCTTCCTGAATGAGTTTGCTGCCCTGGCAGGTTACAAACAGGGATACATGAAATACAACACACCGAATCCACACCTGGAGTATGAGGATGCAATTCTTGCATAAACAGTGTGTAAACTTTGTGTAAATAAAAATAAAAGCTATATTGCAGCATCAATCACTAAAAAGCAAAATTATGAACAACAGAACCTCACTTCCAACGATCACAGCGCTGATCTTGATGCTTGTGCTGATATATAATGCAGCAACAAGAAGAACTCCAGAGACACCACTTTCTTACTTCGAAGACACCTATTCGAGAATTGAGCAAGCGGACCGAAACATTGCAGAACTCAGAATCAATCTCAAGAAGATTGAGGATGAAAATTTGTATGAACTTATGAACAGATCAATAATGAGCTACAAGTCCGCAAGAAACTCTCTGGCAGTTTATTACAATGAACTTTCTGAAGATTTTGATTGGTCTGATCATCCAGAAAGCCATCTCCCACAGCAGATCAAACTCGACTGATCCATTCTTTTTTTTTACATTTACCATCCACTTTCTACAAAATATATGAGCACCACATTTCACCAAGTCTACACACAAGCAGTCAAATTCATTGAACAAGGATACTGTGTCATCCCAGTGAGAGACAAAGCTGAGGAAACAGATTTCAGAAGATACGAACCAAAATCAGCATTCAGAGGCTGGAAAAAATACCAAGAGAAAATCATCACACCAAGTGAGCTGTTCCACCAAATGGAAGCTCACAAATCCAACTGGATTGCGATGATCATGGGGCAGGTGTCCAGGAGGATCATCTGCATCGACATCGACAACAAACACTGGAGCGGTGTTGAGCACAAACTTTTCTCCAGCATCAAGGATCTATATCCAGATCTTTGGAACAAACTCAGGATCCACAAGACTCAATCTGGAGGGTACCACATTCTTTTCAGAGTTCCTGAAGGGACAGACATTCCAAGATCCAAAAAACTAGCCTGGAAAGAAGATGAGAAAGAAGCCGGAATTGAGATGAGAGGTGAGGGATCATATATTGTGGTCCCACCTTCAGCTGGATATTCCGTTCACAAGGATACAGAAGTCCAGGAGATCACAGCTGAGGAGATGTCAGTCATCTTCTTGATCATTGAAGATCTCAATGAGAGAAAAAGAGTCAAAAGGGAGAGAGAGACCAAAAAAAGCAAGGAGTCGAACTACTACAATGAGAATCCTTTCAATCACTTCAACAACTCTCAACAAGGAGCTGAAATCATCCAGAAATATGGATGGACATTTGATCGAGAGTCAAAGCTCTTCATCCACTACACAAGAAAAGGGAAAAAGGGTGGAGTATCAGCTTCATTCAATAAAGAAAAAAGATACTATCACTGCTTCACCACATCGGATGATGTCCTGGAGGGAGGTGTCAACTACACACCATCATTCCTGGTCCAAACATACGAGGGATTCGATGGTTCACAATTGTACAATTGGCTGATAGAGAATGGCTTTGGTAAAGCTAACAAGCTAAAAGAAGCCGAAAAAGCTCAGCGCCTGGCTGAAAGAAAACAGCCTCCAATGAAGAACTTTTCTGAGGAAGCTCTCACAGTCTACAATGAAGCTGTTGAAGCTATAAAACAAAAGCTCCCACTTGGAGAGTATTGGAAGTTCGGGAAAAATGATGAGGTGAAGATCTCCAGAGTCAAACTCTACCAGGTAGCTCAAGGACTAGGATTCACCACCATTGATGATGAGCTGCACAGGATCAAAAATGAGAAGTTTGTGGAGCCTCAAACAATTCGAGACTTCCAGGATGCACTTTCTGACTACATATATGCTGATGAGGTGGACTTGTATGAAGACATCTGTGATGCATTGGAGAAATACCTGGAGAAATCAACAAACTACACAATCAGCAGATTGCCTGTCCTGGATACCTCAGCCATCCTCAGCGATGACCAGGATAATTGCTACAAACTTTTTCAGAATGGTGTGCTGCACATCACAAAAAAAGGATACACACTTCTTGACTACAAAGAAATTGATCAGCTGATCATGGCCAATGACATCATTGATCGAAGTTTTCCCCTGGAGAAGAAGCCAGGAGTGTTCACAGATTTCATCAAGAAGTCAGTTGGCCTGGATGATTATGTGAAACAGATCTCTGGATTCCTAGCACATGAATGGAAAGATGAGACAACAGCATACACAGTGACATTGACCGAAAAGGTTCCAGATCCAAAGCAAGGAGGTGGAGCTGGAAAGAATGTCTTCATGTCCCTGTTCAGTTTATTCACAACAGTATGTTCAACAAATGGATCTCAGCTGCAGTATGATGAGCGATTCTTTCAATCCTGGAATGGTGAGCGCCTGATGGTCCTCAGTGATGTTCCAAAAAGCTTCAGCTTCACATTCCTGAAAGAAGCAGCTTCTGGATCCATAAAGTGGAGAAGACTATTCAAGAACCCGGTTGATGTGCCAGTGGAAAGGACTCCCAAAATTGTAGTATTAACGAACTACAGTTATGAAGTGACAGATGGAGGTGTGAGAAGGAGATTGATTGCCCTGGAGTTCTCGGACTACTTCACCAAAAAGGGAGGAGTGGACCAGGTATATGGCAAACACTTTCCAAAAGGATGGAATGAGGATGACTGGTCAGACTACTATCATTTCATGGCCGAATCAATCCAGGCCTGGATGAAGTGTGGAAAGAAACTACAGAACCGAGCACTTTCAGACACTGGATGGATCAAGCAGTTCACTATGAACTATGGAACTGTGATCAGAGGCATCATTGAAGAAAACATTGAGTCCTGGCAAAAAAGAGTCCAGGTGAAAGCAACCACCATGTCAGACAATGTGCGAAAGTATTACAAGGACTATGACATCCAAAACAGGTATCAACCATCCACCAAAAAGATCAATTCTGCTCTGGCTGAGTGGTGTGAAAAGCATGGCATCAAGTTCCAGAAAGGTGTGACCATAAAAGATGGATACACTCCATGCAAAGCATATATTTTCGGAGATAGGGAGATCCCGGTACAGGCTGAGATTGATCTTCCATTCCCTTCAGATAGTAACCAATAAAACCATATAAAATGAAACAGACTTTTCATCCAGTCCTGCCAATGAGTAGGAAAGAAAATGAAATCCGGTTCCCATTGCACTTCACTGTCCAGGTGAAGCCAGGAACAGTGGTGATGGACACCAAATCAGTGCTCCCTCCCTGGTTCCAGCAAAGATCCAGAGAAGGCATCAAAGGAGCTCTTTTGTACCACCTGCAGCTGATCGACAAAAGTGGAAAGAATAACACTTTGAGACTGATCCATGAACTCAACAAGCCAGACATTGAGTACATGATTGATCGTTTCAATGTAACTGGAGAGAGATCATGAAGTGGTGGGAAAAGTGGATCTTCAGATGGTCATCGAGATTCTTCTATGGAGCATTGTTTGCTGCAGGAGGTCGCTGGTCATATCATTTGTGGATTCGTGGCCATGAGTTCGGAGCTCTATTCATTGCATTCCTTATCCTCATCGAGTTGTTTGGCCTTGTTGAGGGAGAGATTCCACCGAAATCAAAGCCTGATGATGAAAAATAGTGTGTAAAGTTTGTGTATAAAACTATTTTGAATTAAATTGCAGGCAAATCAATCACTTTATGAAAGCACAGATCTATCAAGGGTACAATTCCAATGACCAGGTTGAGATATTTTTTGAGATGTCAACCAAGAACTTTCCAAAGCCAGTCAAGTTCCTATTTGTGGGAACAGAAAAGGTTGAAAGCGACTACATGAAAGAAGGTATCTTCCATCACACAATCAAAAATGTGGAGACTGGTGAGAAGCGTACCCTTGTGCATGATCTCCTGGCTGATTATGTTGATTTTGTCACACCACCAATATGTCTATTCGAAAAACAAAAACCAAGTGAAGCAATACACCGAACACCAGAAAAGAAAAAAGTCTCAAGGACTCTGTTTGACTAAATTCTGCAGGAATGAAGCTGCAAAAAAATCAAACTACTGTCACAAGTGCAAGATGAGAACCTGGAAAGAAAACAATCCTTTGAGATACAAGTACAACAAGCTCAGAGATAATGCAAGGAGAAGAGGAAAACAATTCACCATCTCATTTGACTATTTCAAGAACTTCATTGAAGAAAATTGGGAGTACATGAGCAAGTCCGGAAGAACAAAAAGAAGCCTGCACATTGACAGAAAAGAGGTCCATCTTGGATACGTTCCTGGCAATTTGCAGATCCTCACCTGCAGCGAAAACTGCAAGAAGAGACATGAAGAGTATAATGATCAAAACCTACCTTTTTAATGGGAGCAATACAAGAAGCATACAGCAGAATGCTGGACAAAACAGTACAGAACTTTCCTGGCAAATGGACAGCCATCATTGAGCCAGGAGGAGCCAGGACATTCCATGTCGAGCTGGAGGACAAAAAACTCATATTTGATGAGGTCAACCAGATGAGAGCTGATGGCAATATCTACTCAGTGAGAGTGAAGCTGCCAGGAGTCTCAGAAATAACCCTCAGAGCTGCAACATTTGAGCAGCTGATGGATCGAGTTCACCAGTGGGAAGAGAAACACCAGGAGACTGTTAATCGCAAAAAGAATATGAATCAAAAACCAAATACCATGACCAAAAAAGCTAATAAGCCGAAAATGAGAGAGGAAGATCTTTCCATGGAGGAGAGAGCAGCCTACAAATTCAAAGTTGTTGATGAGAATGTCAATGTCACATTCTACACTGACAGTGTGAGAGACAAGTACTGGAATGAAGAGTCCAGGAAGATCCAGAACAAAAAGGACCAAAAGGCATATTTGAAGAGAAGAAGAGAAAAGCTCAAAGCTTTAGGTGTTGAGTCAAAACTTGAAAAGGGACCAGCTCCAACTCCTCCATCTATACCAGAGGTGCCAAAAGAACAGTTCCACGTGGAACCAAACAGCGCCCTGGATGCAACAAAGAAGGTCGCTGAGTCCATGAAACAGTTTGGAGAGTCTCTTCAACAAACAAATAAAAACATTGAAGTCCCACCATCTGCATGGATACCAGCAAACATCATGAGAAGATTGTACTCGGAAAATCCTACACTGAGAAAAGATGGCCTTCGAATGCTCGAACAAATGGGAGGTACAGAAAGAAAAAAAGTGGTACCATCAAAAGCCAGAGAATTCTCTGATGGCATACTTGGAGCTCTTGGATTCCTGGTGAAGTTCACAACAGGTCTCACCTGGTTCATCCTTCCAAATGCAATGCTGTACAAAATTCTAGTTCCATATGTCCTGGAGACATCTCCTATCCTTGGAGCGCTGATCGTTTGTGTATGGACAGCTGCTGACTTCTTCTGGTTTGCATACATCATCCAATTCTTTAGTGATGAAAAGTAGCCTGGACAAATTCAGAAGCAGCTGCTGTGATGTTCCTGCAGTGAGATTGGCACCAGGTGAATACATATGCACCAAATGCAAAGCAAATGTCAACCAGGAAGTCAGAAATTGGTTCGCTGACTTCAAAAACCTGGAACCAAAAGAACCATTTTGTCAAACCATAAAATCAAAAAACGATGGAAGAAATTCGTGACTATACAGGACTGATGCTGATCATTGCTTTGTGCTTGATCATCGCTTCAGTGAAGTTCAAAAAGTGGAGATCTGATCGCACTGAACTCAAAAGAATCAAAAACATGAACAGAACGGCCAAATCATTCCAGGATTTGCCTCCAGCATACCTGACCAAAGATGAGGTTTGGTTTGTCCAGGACAAAGGTACATTCAAGAGCAATGGTGTGCACTACGTTTATAAAGAGTTTTAATCGTGAAACGAGGAGAAAAGGTGTTCTTCCAATCATATGGAGACTATGACAAAATTGTGCCTGGTGAGATCGAAGAGGTCCACCATGATCCAATTGTTGGCCAGTTCTACAAGATCAGACACCGAGACCAAAATATCCAATTCAGAACAGTTCTCAGAACAAGAGGAGAACTCAAAACACAAGAAGAGTATGAACAACAAATCAAAAAATAGTATATCATGGGATTTATAATACCACCGAAAGCCCCAGGAATGTCTGCAGATGAATACCTGGAGATCCTGACTGATGCATACAACCAGAATCCAATCAACCGGATCATGGGAAGAAAGCTGACAGTCGAACAAGCAAAAAAGATGGCTAAACCTAAAAAGGAAAAGCCTGGAATAATTGAAAAACACTTTTGATCATGGACAAAGAGAACCCAATTGGATCCTGGTTTGCTAATAGAGTGAAGATGGGAGATGTGTACAAAGATCCCTGGCCATTGCCACAATTCGAAATCAAAGATCCATCTGTTGAGGTGAGGCTTGGATCACACCAGACATATGAGGTGGATTTCAAGGTCAGCAAAGACACCATTGACAAGATCCAACAATTCAATGATGACTACATGCAAAACGAGATCCAGAACATGTCAAAGAGAATCGCTGAATCCATTGATCAAAAGATCATGGAGGTATGTGAAGACCTTCCATACAATCCCATTGACAATCCAGAACGTTTTTTCCATGCTACAGTGGAAGGAGATCCAGACAAGCACTTCATGATGAGATGTGATGATGGATCCACAAAGAGAATCATATCATTTAAGCCAGTACAGTACAAGCAAAAAGGGATGTTTGAACACGAGGCAACTATTCAAGTATATTAATCAACTAAATATATTTTATTATGGGAGAAATTGCAGAAATGATGATCAACGGTGACATGGACATGTACACTGGTGAATACCTTGGACCTGGAAGAGGGTATCCAAGAACAAGACATCAAAGACAAAAGAATCCGATTTTTGGAGTGAAGAACTTCCTTCAGATGAACGGAGTACCAAATGCCAAAAAGTATGACTATGCATGCCAGGTATTAGAGGCTCTGAACATCGAATATGAGAAGAGATGGATTGATGTGGCCATGACCATCCAGGACAATTGGAAAGCGTTCAAAAAGTATGTCATTAAAGATGTTGATCGACCAAAACACTAGTTTTGTCGATAAAAATTGTTTATTAATCTAAATTTTATAAAAATGAGCGAAGAGTTCAAACCTAGAGCCCAGGACATCTCAAAGATGATCCAGGACGAGCTGGAGAGAAATCCAGACAAGTATCCAATTGACAGACCATTTGTCAATCCAACATTTGCCTCCAGGGGCATTGATTTCAAAAAGACAATTGCTGTCTTCTATGAGATCCCAAACGTCAAAAGAGCCAGATACCTATTGGAGGAAGCTGAAAGAACAGCACGGCCAACAATGTTCCATCAGATGGTCAAAATCATGGCCGAGATCCTTGGAACAAAGAACCCACTGGCACAATCAGTATCATTGGTGGAATTGGCTGCACTTTGCCACCATTCCATTGAGCGCCTGGATGTCGAGCTGCAGATGCTAAAAGATAGCCAGGAGGATCCGGTGCCACAACCAGAAAAAGTGGACGGTGGAAACATGGCCATGACTGAAGAGAATGCAGCTGGTCCTGCAATCAATTACTATGTTTGTGATAAGTGCAGAAAACTACACATCACAAAAGACCTGGACAAAGGGACCACTCCATTCACGATCGGATGTAGAGCTGATGGCTGCGATGGCATGGCAACATCATCCATGTATAGAGTTCCCCAGGACAGTGATCCAATGTACTACTGGATCCGACTGACTGAGGATGAAAGGCTTGAGAGAGCTGAGAAAAGACTGGAAGAAAATCCAGAGTTTGCAAAGTACCTCAAAGAGAATGATCGAGATCCATTGGCACATGTTCTCAACAGTATAGAAGACCATCACAACAATAGTGGCCTGTTCATGGTTGATGAGGTTCCAGATCGACACAAGTAGCTGTTTATTTATTGTTGTTTATAGATATTTATCATTATCTTCACAGCGGTGTAAATTAGTGAACGTTTTTTGTAGAACAGACATGAAGAGATCCCTGGAGAAATCCAGGGATTTTTTTTTATCTTCAAACTTCTAAAAGTACAGCGAGTTTTCGGAGTTATGCCTGACCATATTTCTCCTGGTGAGTGATGCCTGTCCTCCCTAACTGCACCAAGTTCTCAGCTGTATTGTAGGATTTTAAAATACTTGGATGCGATGTGGGCAAAGCTGCTCCGAAGTGATATTCATACAGCTAAGGACAGGAAGGAGAAAAGAAGCAACTGGTGAAAACTGGTTGCTTTTTCATTTCAGTTCATACAGGTAAGCCAGGACACGCTTCACCAGGTCTCTCAGATCAATGTTGCTCTTGAGCAATGCATATGGGAACCGATTCAGCTCCACAATGGCCTGAAATCGCTTCTGTGCCGGGCTCTGATAGCCTCCGGCCACCTTGTTCTCAACAAAGGCAATCTTTCCATTCCCCATGATGATCATATCTGACACACCTTTTCTCAATCCCATTGAAATCAGCTTTTTAGCAACAGCTGGATGCCTCACTCCTTCATTTGGAACACTGAAAGTGAACAAATCTGGATACCACAATTCAAAGCCACTGAGAAAGTAGTACAATTTGCACTGGAATTCATCTTCCAGCTTGAAATCCTTTTTGATCATTTTATCCTTCACCAGGACATATCTTTTTTCAAGATATTCAAATCTCTGGTCAAAGCTTTGGAGTGATTGATGGCTCATATTTGGGCAAATTTACTGAAAAAGTTACCTAATCGACTCGATTGAGTAACTTTTTTGACAAAATGGCCTCGATTTGGTAACCTGTAAACCCTTCATTTTGAGACAGTTATCTCAAGCGGTTACCTAATCGCCCCGGTACGGTAACCGGTTTGGTAACCTGCAACTGTCTGAATTATAGGTATATACAGGAAACGTTGATTATATTTGGTACTTTTTTATATTAAAACCTTTTAGAAAGTAAAAACATAAAATATCAGACATGACTAAAAAAACCGAGAAGAGAGAAAAAAACGAAAAAATAAAATTCTACTTATTATACACTTAATAATAAAAACACCCCTTTTTTGGTAACGTTTCCATATAAGCCCTTAAAATACTACAAAATACGGTTACCAAACCGGTTACCGTACCCCAATAGACACTTTGATTGTTTCCATATCCCTTAGTAATATCATAGTCTGCAGCGGTTACCAAATAAAAACGTTTTGTCACCTAATCGATGCGATCAGGTAACCATACCATATGTCATGAGCTACGCTGTGGATCATCTTCTGATTCGAGGTGATCACATAGGTCGCGCCCGGGGGCATCTGCTGCAAGATATTATTTCCCCAGGAGAAGAAACACATTGGAGGAGGGAGGTGCCTTCTGATTGTACGTGTGTGCGGTAGAGAGGAGAGCATGTGTGAAGCATATTCTTATATGATTTCAAAAAAGGTACTGTAGGGATTTTTTTTGCCCCCACGCAATGGATGCTAAGCCGCATTTTTTTATGTGTTGGACCTTTTCGAAATTTTGTAGTTGCTTGTTGTAGTCATTGTAGTATTTTTTTGACTACATTTGCTACTATGCCGATCTATAGCCGAAAAGAATACGCTGAGATGTGTGGAATGACCGGAGGGAACCTGTCAAACTATATCAAGCGAGGGAAGGTGATCCCGAATGAGGATGGCCATATCGATTCCAATGATTTTGTCAATGCTGAGTTCCTGGCTTTGCGCCAACACAAGCGAGCTGAGTTCCTGGACAAGAAGAAACCAGTTGCAAAAAAACCGAAGTCCAAAAAACCAGAGACAGCCCCTGAAGCTGCTGAGCAAACTACCAATACAAAGGTGACCAATGCCAGGCTGGAGGAGTTGAGGGAGATCGATGAGGCGAGCAAGCTTGCAGCAAAGCAGGCCAGGCTGAAGATCGAGCTGCAGAATGAGAAGCTGGAGACAGAGATCCGGTTGAAACGATTGGCCGTGGACAAAGCTGAGGGAAAGGTGATCCCGGTGGAGCTGGTTGAGAACATCATCACCGAGCAGAGCGATGCAGGGAAGGTGGCTTTTGCCAATGGGATTGAGAGTTTGATTGTGAGGATTGCAGCGAAGAAGGAACTGACTGGAGAGGAGAGATCCTTCATCAAGGAGTACATGACACCGATCATCAACACGGCTCTCCAGGAGCAGCATGACATTGCACACAAGAGGCTGTCAGAAATCGTGGAGCACTACAGCAGTAGTGCAGCCAAATCGCAAGGGAAAATTTAAACAAATAATAATACACTGATGTAAAATGATACAAGACCATCTCCCAAAGCTTTTGATTTATTACATGATCGCTGTGGTCCTGGCCATCATTTGGTTGTCAGCAAAATACAATTGAAGGATGGACCCAGAAATTGAAGAGCTCTTCCTTGAGGAGCAGGCGAGACTTGAGCAGATCACTGACTGGTTCCTGATCACTCAATATGAATATGAGGGAACCTGGTTCCTGGAATAAACTATATATATATATGTATCAAAAAACAGTTGACCATCTCCTGGGCAGGACATTGAACTTCATGTCCGATACGATCCCAAGCGAGTGGTTTGAAAATAATATGGTGATGCCTCCAGGAGAGGCTTTCCCTGGTCCATTCAAATTCGACCTCACACCATACTGGAAGGAACCTTTGAATTGTGGCCACAAGAACTCTTCAGTGAGGGAGGTGACAATCATGAAGGGAGCTCAGCTCGGTGGAACCTGGGCGGTGATCCTTCCATTGATTGGATATACCATCGGACAGAATCCTGGAAACAGCATGCTGCTCACTGGCCACTCTGAACTTTCAAAGACGGCCATGGAAAAAGTGGACAAGATGATCACCAATTCTGGCCTTCGGAAATACATCAGGCCGAACACGATCAAGGCAAAGAACAACAAGACTGGTGACACCAACAAGCTGAAGCAGTTTCCAGGTGGCCAGCTGATTGCTGGATCTGTAACGAATCACAACATGCTGAGACAGGAGGACATCATGGTGATGATCGTGGATGACTTCGATGCAGCAAGCAAGTCCTCCAAAGATGCTGGATCTGCTAGGGCATTGGTTCAGGGTCGGACAAAGGCATACGCACACAAGAAAAAGATATACTATGTGAGTTCACCTCAGCTGAAGGGACTCTCCAACATTGAAGACTGTTTCCTTCGGGGTGATCAGAGGTATTGGCATGTGCCATGTCCTCACTGCCACAAGCATATCAAACTGGAGTGGAACATCGACATTGAAGGCTCGACTGAGAGTGCAGGGATCACCTGGAAGTTGGATGACTATGGAAATGTTGTTCCTGGATCCGTGGGATATATTTGCCAGGAGTGTGGAGGGTTTTTTGAATCTCGACACAAGTACGACATGAATCAAAATGGAATCTGGATTCCGAGCGAACCTCATCCAAAGGAGATGCATCATCAATCATATCAGATCAGCTCATTGTATGCACCTCCAGGGATGGATGACTGGGATGAATATGTGAAGCAATATCTGAATGCGAATCCTCCAGAGAAGAAACGTGTGGAGAGCTTGCAGCAAACATTTGTGAATGTAGTCCTGGGAGAAACGTATGAACCGGATGGAGAAAGCATCGAGGCCAGCGACATCATGAAGAACATCCAGAAGTATCCACTTGGAACCATACCGGAGCAGCTGTCCATTGACCAGGGGAATGGAAAGATCATCCTGGTGACATGTGGGATTGACTTGAACGGGAAGGAAGATGATGCGAGACTGGACTATGAGATTGTTGCCTGGTCCGAGAACATGACCAGCTATTCCATTGACCATGGATCTGTGGGAACGTTTATTCCCAGGGAGAGTCAATTGAAAAAGAAGAAGGATCGAAAAAAATGGAGTTATGAACACGGTGTTGAGAATAGTGTATGGCCAGTGTTCCAGGAAATACTGCAAACGTCCATTCCTACTGACACAGGGAAGAAGATGAAGATTGCTTGTGCTGGTGTTGATACCGGGTATCAAACTCAATCAGCGTATCAATTTTGTGACAGCATGGCCATCACTGTTGGACTCAAGGGAGATGATGACGAGAAGTTTGTGGACTTTGATCGGGATGTGAGATCCTTCAGACATGCGAAAGAAAAGCCGAATCTGTACCTGGTGCAATCGAATACTGTGAAGGACGAGCTGGCCCGATACCTGGCATTGAAATATGATGAGCGATACCATGAGAAGCAGCCGAACTGTTTTGTCAACTTTCCACTCCCAGCTGACGGGAAATATTTGCCACAAAACTTCTTTTCTCATTTCGAGGCTGAGCATAAGGTGGTGGATTCAAAAGGGAAATACAGATGGATCAAGAGAGGTGATGCCTATCAGAACCACCTTTTTGATTGTCGCTTGTATGCGATGGTTGCGAAGGATATTTTTGTGGACAAACTTTTGAAGGCGAGAAAGACAAAGGATCCATCCTGGGAGAAGTATGCTGCTATGTTCAGAAAGCGCTCATAATTTTGCGGACAAATTTTTCAGACGGCTTTGAATTCCAGTTACATTTGAAGCACTTTGAAGTTTAATTCTAAAAAAATTCGAATATGTCAGATGCAGTCGGTTTAGACAGAATCAGCGCAATTGTAGGATACAAAATTGTGAAGGGAAGTTTTCAAGAATCTTCTCCAAATTTACCACAGAGAGTGATGGTGTTCGGTGAAGCGAACGCAGCAAATCAGTCAGGTCTTTCAACAGATCCTGTTGAGTATCAAACAGCTGGTCAAGTGGGTGATGCCTTTGGGTATGGTTCACCTTTATATCAAATCATGAGAATCCTTCAGCCTATTTCAGGCGGTGGACTTGGTGGAATTCCAATCGAGTTCTATCCACAAGCTGAGCCTGCAGGTGCAGCTGCGAAGATCATCGAGGTGACTCCGACTGGAACAGCGACAGCGAATGGAACACATATCATCAAGATCTCTGGAAGGGGGTCGATTGACGGTGAGTCATATGCAATCGGAATCACTTCAGGTGATGATGAGGATGCAATTGTTGCTAAGATTGCAGATGTTGTGAACAATGTGTTGAGAGCACCGATGACAGCTGTTGCGAACACAGGAGCTGGTGCAAACACTGAGTTGACATCGAAGTGGAAAGGATTGACTGCTGACTCTATTGTTGTGGAAATCGATACACAAGGGAATGACCTTGGGTTGAGCTACGCTGTAGCATCTGCACAATCAGGAGCTGGTGAGCCAACGGTTGCAGGATCATTGGCAAAAGTAGAATCAAAGTGGAATACAATTGCAATTAACTCATACGGATTGAGCACAGCAGTGATGACTGAGTTCGAATCATGGAATGGAATTGCAAACCCTGTGACACCAACAGGAAGATACAACGGAGAGATCATGAAGCCAACAATTGTGTTGTCTGGATCTACCGAGGCGACTGCAGCAACTTTGGCAGCAGTTACCGATGCGAGAAAATTGAACCACACTATTGTTGTGGCTCCAGCTCCAAATTCAAAAGGAATGCATTTCGAGGCAGCTGCGAATGCTTGTGCAGTGTTAGCACCACAAGCGCAGAATAATCCTCACCTGGATACATTGAACATGTTGTATCCAGATATGCCAACTCCTGACTCAATTGGAGACATGGCTGACTACAATCAAAGAGATTTCTTGGTGAAAAAAGGTTGTTCAACTGTTGACTTGGTTTCTGGTTTCTACCAGATCAAGGATCTTGTGACAACATACCATCCAGATGGTGAGACTCCTCCAGCATACAGATATGTGAGAACGTTCATGATTGACATGAATGTGAGATATGGATACTACTTGCTTGAGCAGACTCATGTTGTTGGAAAAGCAATCGCTGAGAATGAGGACACAGTTTCTGTGAGCAATGTGATCAAGCCAAAGGATTGGATCCAAATCTTGAAGTCATATGCTGATGATTTAGGAGCTAGAGGTTTGATTGCTGAGAAGTCTTTCATGCAAGACAACATCAATGTTGGAATCAGCACAATCAATCCAAACAGATTGGAAACTGAGTTCAAATACAAAAGATCAGGATTCACAAGAATCGCAGCGACTACTGCAGTGGCTGGATTCAATTTCGGTACTAACTCATAAAATTAAAAGACTATGCCAGCAGTAGGAGGTGATATTTTAGAGATCGTTGCATCTCACCCAACACTTGGAAACAAAGTTTTCTCACCAAAAGCGAACGAGGGAAACACATTGGACACCGGAGGTCTTCGGACTGAGGATGATGCTGATAGTGTTGCCGGAAATGGTGAGCCAATTTTCAAAATCAATCGCAAGCTTGGAATGTTTGAAGTTGTTGTTGCAAATGACATGAACATCAACAAGGAGCTTGAGTTTGCTGCAGCTTTATCTGGAGATCCAGTTCCAGCAACTTGGACCATCACTCATGTGAATGGAACCATTTACAGTGGATCAGGGAAGCCAGTTGGAGACATCCAGGCAAACATGAATGATGCAACATTCACATTGAAGGTGAATGGTGGGCCGTTCGTAGCACAGTAATCAACTAAAACTATATAACATGCAAAACGGGAACGTTTCCGAGCACGTAGCTCGGGAAGAGGTTCAGGCCTGGCTTGAAGCTCGAAAAACAAAAGAAGCGAAAAAGGAGGAACTTGAGGCAAATATTGAGATCCTTGTTGCAGCAGTAGCTGCAGGAGAGCTGACCAGGAATGCAGAGACAAATGAATTGACATTGCACCTGGGAGATGATCCGATTGAAAAGAAGGACGGAGGAAAGATTGAAAAACTAGTATTCAAGCCAAGACTGAGAGTTGCAGATTTGAATATCAAGTTGAAGAAGTATGGTCCTCAAGATGTTGACAACAGATTGCTGGCATATGCATCAGCATCAACTGGAGTCAGTGAGGGGTTCCTTGGACGGATGTATTCCGATCAATTTGAGGTTTGCAAAGTGATTGCACTTTTTTTCGCCTAGAGGGTGGCACTGAAGAGTCCATCAATAATATGATCCGGTCAGTGGCCGGGGAATATAAATGGACACCGAACACAATTGATGGTCTATATCTTGATGATATGGACCATTTTGGTTTAAAGTACTGGTATGATAGTATCAAGAAACAAATCAAAGATTTTAAAGACAAAAACAAGAAGTAAAAAATGGGCATAGTCATTCCAACAACTTTCACGGCAAACGATAAGTACACCGCAAAAGTGACCAGGATGTCTGCTGCCACTTCAAAGTTTGCGTCATCAGCGTCATCCGCAATCTCCAGAAGTGATCGAGCTTTTCGAAGATTCACTCCAGGTGTGAGTGAAGCCACAAAGCAGATGCTTTCATTTGCGACAACCGGAGCTGTGGTTGCAGGAGCAATCCAGGGCTTGAATTTTTCAGTGAGATCTATGAAGGATTATGAGACCGCAATGGCTTCATTGTCTGCAATTACAGGAGCCACTGGAGATCAGCTGGCAACATTTGAGAAACAAGTGCAAAGGGTTGCAGGATCCACCAACAAGAGTGCGATTGATGTGGCCAAAGCTTTTGAGATAACCGGGTCCGCAAAATCTGAACTTTTGCAGAATGCAGAAGGACTGGCTGCAGTATCTGAAGCTGGGATTGTCCTGGCTAAGGCATCAGGCTCTGAGATTGAGCCAGCAATCAAAGCCTTGACTGGAACTTTGAACCAGTTCAATCTTGGAGCTGAGCATGCTGATCGTGTGATCAATGCCCTGGCTGCAGGTGAGCAAGCTGGTGCTGCCACTACTGGCCAGATCACAGAATCAATGGACAAGTTTGGTGCTGTTGCAGCAGCAAGCAATGTGAGTGTTGAGGAGTCCATTGGACTGATCGAGACACTTGGAAAATTTAATATCAAAGGAGCTGAGTCAGGAACCAAGTTGAGAAACGTGTTGACAAAGATGTCAACTGCGAAAGCTCTCCCGAAGGAAGCTCTGAAACAATTGAAGAAGTTCGGTGTGGATCTGAATGTTGTTTCTGACAATACCATTCCACTGAGAGACCGATTGAAAGAATTTGGAAAGATTGCAGGTGATTCCACAGCACTGGCCAAAGTGTTTGGAATTGAGAACCAGCTGGCTGGCCAGATACTATTGAACAACATTCCACTCCTGGACCAATATACAAAAGCGGTCAAGAATGGAACCAACGTGGCGCATGATCAGGCCGCAATCAAGTCGAACACATTGAGCAACCGCCTGGATGAGTTGCAAAATAAGTGGGTGAACATGATCACCTCCAGCAACTCAGTTGATTCTGCAATGGGTAAAGTGACAGCTGCTATCACTTGGGCGACTGACAATCTTGGACTTTTATTTAAGGTGACAGCTTCGGTGATTGGATTGTTTGTCCTTTGGAAGGCTGCCATTGTTGGAGCTAGAGCAGCGATGGTGATCTACAATATAGCCATGGGAATCAGCAACGCATTGACAGGAAAGTCAGCGTTTTTGGTTATGGGGAACAATCTGGCATATAAAGCATTCAGAGCAACAATTTGGTTGACGAATATTGCACAGAAGGCTCAGAACCTTTCTGTTGCTTTCTTCAACAAGTTAGCTCTGAGACAGAGACTGGCAACGATGGCCAATGCTGTTGCAATGGGAGCTGTGAAAATAGCCACAGCAGCCTGGACAGCAGCACAGTGGTTGTTGAACGTGGCATTGAATGCCAATCCAATTGGATTGATCATCCTGGCCATTGCAGCCTTGATCGGAATCATCACAGCTGTGATCATGAAGTATGATGAATGGGGAGCAGCTTTGACTTTGGTATTGGGACCACTTGGAATGATTATCAATGCAATCATGTTGTTCCGTAGAAACTGGGACCGAATCACTGAATCATTCGAGAAGGGAGGGATTCTGGCTGGATTGAAAATGATTGGAGCTACATTGTTGGACATGATATTGTATCCACTTCAACAGATCCTGGAGTTGATTGCTTTGATTCCAGGATTGGGAATCGCTGACAGTTTAGCGAAAGACCTGGAGAAGTTCAGAGCAGGAATGGGAGTCGAGGTTGATGGAGCAGCAGGTGCTGATGGTGTAGCAGCTCCAGGTGTGGATGGTGAGGAGGTTGCTCCGGTGTTGAATACTACAGAAGCAAGAGAGGAGACTTTGATTGAGAAGATAAATACTCAGAACAGTACTCTTGACATAAACGTGAACGATCCGAAGCAGCAACTTGATTTCACCAGTGGTGGAGACAATGCTCCAGGAATTAACGTTCAAAAAAGTTTTTAAGAAATGGAAGGCGCTATTGATGTACGGATGTTTGAAGGTGGGAACGGTGGAGATCTGTTGCTGAACGGCAATGACTTTGTTCCTTCTTTCAGTTTTGAATCCTTTGCATACTTCGGAATGTTCGGAGGAAATCCTGGACATATTACTCCGAAGCAGAGAAATGCAGAGGAGCAGGCTTTTGATTTTTGGGGCAATGATTTGATTTGGAGGGACAGTGAAGCTGAGCAGTGGAATTCATACACTGAACAAGCTCTCCAGGGGAATGTGATGACAAGTGAAGGGAGGCTCCGTGTATTGGAGGCTGTGAAGAAGGATCTGAAGTTCATGGAGGAGTTTGCTGAGGTCAATGTCCAGGTGAATCTTGTTGGTTTGAGAACCACTGAGATCATCATTGATGTGGTAAAAGTTGAAAATTCTGTGGACAAAAGTTTTCGTTTTATTTGGGATGGTTTTAATTTGATCCAGGATGGAGCAGTATTCACTCCTTTTGTACCACTTGAGGGGCTTCAATATGGACTTCAATTTGATTTAGGATAAAGAAATGGCAACAACAAAAGTAAATTTTCAGGACAAGGTTGATGCAAAGACCTCAACACTGCCAGGACCAAAAAAGGTCGTTGCAGCTGACATGAATGAGATCAAGGATGCGATCAATAACAATGCAGACGAGACTGATGCTCATGAAGCTCGGATCACCACATTGGAGAACCAGGCTTCGAAAGTAAGACAGGGAACATGGGATCCCGCTTCTGGATTTTTTCCAGGGACAGCAACAACAAAGCCTGGATACTATTGGAAGACTCTTGCAGGGACTTTGGATGGTATTGATTTTGATGAAGGTGATACGATTGTTGCGATTGTCAATAATCCATCCACCACCACATTTGCTGGAAACTGGGAGAAGGATGATGACATTGATCGAGTGAGATCAGTGAATGGAAAGGAGGGAAATGTTTCTCTTGCTGTGACAGATATGACAGATGTGGATCCATCCACGACTGCATCGAAGAAAAATAATCTGAATGCATCCTCAGCTCCAACAGCTACGGATGACAGTGGTTCAGGTTATTCAGTCGGATCAATATGGATTGATACGACAAATGATAAAATCTATCAATGTGTGACAGCGAAAGCAACTGAAGCTGTATGGCTTGACTTGACAGGTGGTGGAGGTGTAACAAATATTCAGAACAGGATTTTTGTTTCAGCGAATGGGAGCACTTCGGATGATCGTGTTGATGTTGTTGGAAATATATTCAAGCCTGTGACTCCAGAGAGGGCGAGGGTCATTGGGCAGAGTGGAGACAATTTTTATGTATTTGCAGGGTCTTATACTTTGACGGAAACTGGATCGAA